TCGCTGGTCTGGCAGCGCGTATGTGGAGATCAGCCAGTCCCTCGCGCTCGGCGAGACGGATTCAACCGCCTACCGCGGCGACCGCGGCAAAATCGCCTACGACCACGCCGCGGCCAAGGGCAATCAGTACGCCTCGGGCTTTTACCTGATCCAGACCAACGCCGAGGGCCACGTCATCGCCGCGACGCCGATTACGAAGGCTGACATCACCGCGCTGGGCATACCGGCGCAGGACACGACCTACAGCGACATGGTGGGCGCGACCTCCGGGGCCGCGGGCGCGCACGGGCTTGTCCCAGCACCGGCATCCGCCGACCGGGAAAAATTCCTTAAGGGCGACGGCACGTGGGCGACGCCGTCCGGCGGAGGCGGCGGAGCCGTATCCGGCGTAAAGGGCGACGCGGAGAGCAGCTACCGCACCGGCAACGTCAACCTGACGCCGGCGAACCTTGGCGCGCAGACAGATGTCATGTTTTACATCGGCGAAGACGGCGGCCTTTGCCAGTATGATGAATAGGGGGAGATTGAATGGCTTTGACGGATGCTCAAAAAGTCGTGCGAAATGACACGGCAAAGCGCATGGCCACGGCGCTTGAGGGCATAGAGACAGCGCTGGGCGGCCTGGGCTCGGACAACGCGAAAAAGGCCGACCTCACGGCGATCAGCGCGACGGGCACGACCAACGCGACCGGCGCGACGATCACGGCGGGGACGTATTTCTATCTCAACGGGGCGCTGGTGCAGGCCAAAGCCGACATAGCCATCGGCGCGTCATTTACGAATGGGACGAATTACGAGGCTGTGACGGCTGGTGGGCTAAATTCACTCAATGCGCAGGTCGCTTCGCTTAATAGCCAGATGGCGACGCAATATAAAGTATTTACACTCAATCAAAACGGCCCAACACCTTATAATGATTGTATTTTAATAAAAACAGGAAATGTGGTTGAGTTTCACGGAGAGTATAATGAAACCATCACAGCAAATACCAACGTATTTCTTGGCAGTGTACCATCTGACTGTATGCCGCACAGCAGACGGGTCGGAAGTGTTGGAATGGACAATGGTGGTGGAGTAATCGCAGGATATGGCGCATGTTGGATTGGCACAGACGGTAAAATTACAGTTAGCGTAAGTGCGTCAGCATTTGTACAGATTGATGCGGTATGGATTGTTGATTAGACGCTGCAGTAGAAACATAGCAGCAAGTGTCATATTTCAATGCACAACAGGAACAAAAAGCGAAGCGAAATGAAAGGAGAATAACCAATGAAGTACGCTATTATTAAGACAATTAACGGTAATTTTTCAATACACGCCGAGGGCTTCACCGACATGTCCGCCGCGAAAGTTTCCTATCACGGCATATGTTCGGCCCTTTGGAATGCGAGCGACGTTATCACCGCATGCGTGATGATCGTCGATGAAAATCTCGACACCCTGCCCGGCTACAAGGAGTTCGTCAGTCACCTCGTCGAGGCATAACCGACCCCATATAAACCGCGTCGATGCGATGAGCACCGGCGCGTTTTTAATTGAAATAGACAGGAGGGGAAGACCATGTTCGAATGTGAAAACACCGATCAGCTGACGGATGAGGTCATTTTCAGGCTCGACGGCAAGGAGGCGAAAAGCGTCGTCATCCCGGACGACGAGGAAGGAGAAGAAAATGCTGGACACCATTAAACACGGCGACGCGGGCGACCTTGTAAGGGTCGCTCAACTTTTGTCCGGGTTCGCCGGAATCAACGCGGCGGACGGGCAGTTCAGCGCGGACTTCGTCGCCTTCATCGTTACATGGCAGAAGAATCACGGCCTGACCTCTGACGGGGAGATCGGCCCGAAGACGTGGGCGGCGCTCGCGGACGCCGCGCCGACGTGCTCCACGTCGAAGAACCGCACCAGCGCTTTCACGCAGGCCCTCCAGATCGCGCTCGTCGGCGCGAACCTCGTCGCGGATGGCGTCTATGGCGCGCGGACGAAGAAGGCCGTGGCGGCCTTCCAGGAAGCCTCCGGGCTCAAGGCCGACGGCATATGCGGCCCGAAGACGTGGGCGCGCCTGATCGCCGGCGCAGACGTGCCGGACACGCCCGGCGAGTTCAGGTCCACCGTGAACTACAAGCAGCACGATCCCCGCTGGGGCTCGAAGATGTACTCCAACCACGGCAATAAAAAGCAGACGATGGCGAACTCCGGCTGCGGCCCCACGGCGATGGCGAACGTGATAGCTACACTGGTGGACCCGAAGGTTACGCCGTGGGACATGGCGCAGCTGGCCATGAAGTGGGGCGACCGCACCGCGTCAAGCGGCACGGACACGTCGTTCTTCCGGCACGTGCAGGAGCATTACGGCTTCGTCAAAATGGTCGGAACCGGCTCCCTGGCGACGCTCAAAGCCTGCCTCGACGCCGGCGGCTACGTGGTGTGCAGGATGGGGAAGGGCTACTGGACCAACGGCGGGCACTACATCACCGCATGGATGTACGACAAGGACTGCATCTACTGCAACGATCCGTCCAGCCCGACGAAGAAGCGCGCGGAGCGGAAGAAGCAGAAACAGTCTGATTTCCTCAAGCAGAGGAAGGACTTCTGGTGCTTCTTCCCCGAGAGGAAGTGACCCCGTGGAGATTCTTGTCGCCGTCGCGTGGGCTGACATCATACTGTGCCGCGCCGGGCAGGTGCTTGGATTCCTGCTCGGCGCGGGCGTGTGCGCGGCGCTGATCGCCGCGGCTGTCAGGCGATATACTTCTGGTGGTTCGCCTTGACCTCTTTATCGCTGACCTTGGCATACCTGAGCGTGGTCTTGATGTTGGCGTGACCAAGGAAGCGCTGTACCTGTTCGATGGGCATGCCGGCCTGCAGGGCCAGCGTCGCCGCGGTGTGCCGGAAGTAGTGCGGCGTGATGTGCTTGTCGATCCCGGACCGGCTGACAATGTTCTCAATCTCGTTTTCGAGCGCTTTCCTGGACAGTTTGTGCTTGTGCCGCTTGTACCGGCTATCCACAAACAGGTATTCGCAGTCGTCCGAACGAGTGGCGAGGTACGCCTGCAGGGAGACGATGGCTTTCGCGTTCAGGTAGGTCGTCCGCTGCTTGTCGCCCTTGCCGTGCTCGATCAACACCGTGTTTTCACGCCAGTCGATGTTCGACAGCCTGACGTTTGCGGCCTCGCTGATGCGGCAGCCGGTCGAGAACAGGAAATCGACGAGGGCGCGCTCGCGCGGCTCCTTGCAGGCGAAGCGGATCTGTTCAAGTTCCAGATGCGTCATGGGTATGCGTTCCGCGTCCTGGTAATGAATCGTCGAGATCTTCCGGCACGGGTTTTTCGGAATCAGATCTTCGCCGACGCACCACTCGAAGAAGCTGTTGATCACGATCCGAAGGGTCTCAATGGTTGAGTCCTTCACGCGCTTCTCCGCCTTGTAGCGGTAGAGGTAGAGCCGGATGTCGTTTGTGGTGACCGTCTCGACAGACTTGCGAACGGTCCGGAAAAAGTTGCGCATGGCGCAAAAGTAGTTGTAGACCGTCGCCCGGGATCGATTCTCAACCGACAGCGCGGCGACGTACATCTTCAGCGCCTCCGGGATCTCTTCGATCACGGCGAGCGCGGTCGATTTGACGCTGATCTCATACTTCGCGGCGCAGCGGTCAATGGCGTCGAGCGCGGCATTCAGATCGTCGGGGGAGAGAAGCTCAGAGAGGTTCTTGAGAATGTCGATGCGCAACAGTTCATAACTCATGAAATCACATCCTTTCCTTTTAAGCACCGCCGCTTGCCAAAGACACAGGCGCGACTGCTATTGAAATCGGCGAAAGGATGTGGTAAAATATCCAAGGAGGATGTCCCTGACACATCTTCCGCCCTGGGCGCGCGCCGCTGGTACCGGCACGCGCTCTTTCTGTGCAATTTTTGATCGACTATACGAGAGGGGTGGTCCATATTGAGCGTGTCGAGCTTCCTGTCCTCAATCGGAGTGAAGGATCTGCTTGAAAGATGCGGCATCGCGCTGCTGATCGTGTTCACGGTCGTGCAAATATCTCCGATCAAGGTGAATCCCTGGTCGTGGCTTGGCAGGCTGATCGGGCGGTTCTTCAACTGGCTTGGGAAGAAGATCGGCAAGGCGATCAACGGCGAAGTCATCGCCGACCTCGTGGAGATCAAGTCCAAGCTGGTCGAACTGGAAGAACACGACCGGCGGCAGGATGAAACCCGCGACAGGGACAAAGCCCTGGACGCGCGTCGGCGGATACTGCGATTCGCCGATGAAGTGCGCCGCAAGGAGAAACACTCAAAAGAGCATTTCGATAACGTCTTTGAGGACATCAAGTATTACAACGCCTATTGCGAAAAGCACGACGATTTCGCCAACGACCGGGCGCGAATCAGCATCCGGATCATCGAGGAAACCTATGAGCGATGCGTCCGCGAGAACAGCTTCCTCTGACCATGAAAGGAGACAGACCGTGAAAAAGAGACTGATCGCCCTCCTGCTGGCGGCCATGCTGCTGGCCGCCCTGTGCTTCGCCTGCTTCGCCGAACCCGTCGAAGCGCTCCCGCCCAACGAGGCCGCCGAGGTCATCGCCGCGCCGGACGCGGAGCCCGCGCCGGACCCTACGCGGGGCCCCTGGACGTGGGCATACCTCGCGTCCATCGCCGGGGCCACCGCTGCCACCCTCCTGATCGTACAATATTTGAAGGTGCCTCTTGATCGGGTGTGGAAGATACCGACCCGCGCGTTTGTGTACGCCGTGGCCTTTGTGATACTGACCAGCGCCACGGCCTTCACGTCCGACATGAACCTCGAAACGATTACATTGTGCGTGCTCAACGCCTTCGTCGTCGCTCTCGCCGCCTATGGCAGCTATGAGCTCACATTCGCCAGGGCCGGCAAATGATCACCTCCCTTTCGTCCCGCTTTCGCAGCGGGACGCTTTTTTCATTGCTTCAGCTTAAATGTGATGGCGTGATTCACCGAATCAATGATCTTTTCCAATTCCAGCGGGGCCTTGTCTTCTCCCAGGAAGCCAGCTTCCGCGGCTTCGGCGCAGCCGATGGACACGGTATAACTGGTCACGTATCCCTTGCCGTTCTTGTTGGCGCGTATCCGGACCGTGTTGCTTGATACGCGAGGCCGAATGGTGATGGTTTCACCGTTTACGGTCGTTCCTGGAATATTGGCCAGCGTTTCAAGAATTTCTTCGCGGTTTGCCATTGCTTTTCATCCTTTCCTGTGTTATTATGGTGGGGAGAGGGAGGGGGTTCCCTCTCCCCGGGTCGGTCAGTTCTGCTTGGCTTTCGGCTTGATGGTGATTTCGATCTTGTCGATCACATCACCTTCGAGCCCGGCCCGGATGGCTTCCACCAGAGCCGTGATCTGAGGTTCCGTCATGTTCTATCACCTCCCTTGCTTTTGTTGATACTATTATAGCACAGCGTAACGCTATTGTCAAGCCTTATTGTTCGATTTAACGTAACGCTAAAATAAAGCCCTGCCGCAAAAACGGCAGGGCCTGTTTTTTGGTACATGATGGAGGATAGCATTATATTTGAGATTCGTCGCATACACTATGCTATCTCTAAAATGGCGAATTATAAATCGGGATTGGAGGGGAGGCGGGGGTAAACGACGATGGAGAGGTTATCGCCGGGTTTATTATTGCGGAGGCCGCGCTGGGTCTTATGATATTCGATATGGTCGATGACGGAGGTCAGCAGGGCGTTTTTATCGGCCGGGGATGCGGTCAGGCTGTAGGCTTCGAGGACGGAGCGGGCCTTGGGCGCGATGAGGCGGCGGGGATCGACGGCGGGGGTGTCGGGGCGGGCGTCGGCGGCGTCGAGGGCGGCGATCTTCTGCTGGAGTTCCTCGCGGCGGGCCTTGAATTCGGCGATGGTATAGACGCCCTGTTCGAGATAGTCATACTGTTTGGAAAGCTGGGTCTGGAGGGCGGCGCGCTGATCGGCGCGCTGTTTTCGCGCGGCGTCGGCGGCGGAGACGGCGCTGGCGGCGCTGTGGGCGGCGTCAGGGGCGTCGTCGGCGGCGTCGAATTCCGCCACCCAACCGCGGAGCACGTCGAGCGTGGCGGCTTCTACGGCGGCGATATAGGCCGAGGTCGTGGGGCATCGCTGGGTCGGGCAGTAGAGGAAGTCGCCGCGGCGGCTGGGGCTGGGCTTGCGCTGCATGTGATGGCCGCAGACCGGGCAGAGCACGAGGCCGGCGAAGGGGTTGGACACGGGCGCGTTGGCGTTGAAGGGGCGCTTGCCGTGGGAATCGAATATGGCCTGTACCTGCCGCCAGAGCTCGACGGGCACGATGGGCTCATGGCAGCCGTCGACGAGTATTCGGTTGTCGGAGATCTGGCGGGACTTGACGCGCCTGCCGTCCACGATCTTGTAGACGGTCTGGCGCTGGTTCCACTGGACCTTGCCGATGTAGGCGGGATTTCGCAGGATCTGGCGAATGTAGCTGGCCTCGAAGGGGTTGCCCAGGTCGGTGCGCAGGCCCATCCGGTTGAGGGTGTCGGCGATGACGAGCGTGCCGGCGTCGCGGCCGTTCATGCCGTGGGCGTACCAGTCGTAGATGTTGAGCACGATCCCGGCCTTCTCCGGCACGACCCTGAGCGTCCAGCCCTTGCGGCCCTGGCGCCTGACGCGCTCGTAGCCGTAGACGGGGCGGGTGCCCATGTAGCAGCCGTCCATGGCCGAGGCGAGGCGCCCGCGCTGCATGCGCTTCTTGATCTGGGCGTACTCGCGGCGGGAGAAGAAGAGCTTGATCTCAAAGAACTCGGCGTCGGAGTCGTCGGAGGGGTCGTAGATCTTGTCGGGGGTCACGATCAGGGTGTCGGAGTAGAGGAACGACTGCATGATGACGCCCTGGTCGATGGAATCGCCGCGGCCGAGGCGGTCCACGTCCATGACGAGCACGCCGTCCCAGAGGCCGGCGTTGACGTCCTCCAGCAGCCGGCGGGCCTCCGGGCGCTCGGCGAGCGTGTCGCCGGAGACGATCTCGCGGTAGGTCATGGCGATGCGCACGCCGAGGCGCTCCGCCAGGGCGCGCAGCTGGGTCTCGTGGCGCGCAAGCGTGTCGCCGCGGCCGAGGGCCTCCAGCTCCACGTCGCGGCGCGATTTGCGCAGGTAGGCGCAGTAGAGGCCGTTCAGGCGGATTTTACCCATAAGTCCTCCTTGTATTTGCGGGAGAACTATGGTAAAATAGCCATAGCAAACCCGCTTTTGCAGAGATGTGGTTTTGCGTTCCCCCGTCCGGGGCAGGAGCTGGGCGGGGGATTATTCATTCGACTATTCTGCGGAGGCATTCCATGCGAGTTCGTATACGTTGATATTTGGCAGACGGTGATATTCAGAGCGTTCCGTCATGCTGGCCGTGGCCTGAAGCACGGCGCGCGCGATGGGTATGAGCGTGCTTGCGCCGTTGATCTTCAGACGCTTGATAAAATCATCGCTGGTCATGCAGGCGTCGTTTTTCTCCATCGTAAACTGACCGATAATGACGATCTCGAACAGATCGAACCGATCCTGTTCTTCCATAAAGGAGTAACGGAAACCCAGCGCGACAACGCCGCTCCAGAGCGTTTCGTCATCCTCCAGACGGTAATTTGCAAAATAATCCAGCCTTAACTGATGTCCGTCGAGATCGCGGTTCGTGCTTTGAACCAGAATCTTGTCTATTTGGTGCTGTTTAAGCTGAAAACTTGAAATCATGCCATCACCGCCTTTTACGCAATGTCACAAGCAGGCCCATAAACGGGAACGGGTTCGCCGGTTCGCAGAGGGGAGAATACTCTGCCGCCCGGATCCCCGATCGGGTCGTCGGCTTTTTCTTCGGCGGTTCCAAATATATGCCCAAGGGAAAGGTTCAGCTTGGAATAAAGCTGGACAACAGACTTGAGGCTGATGTTGTAATCGCCGCTCTCATACTTGGAGACCATCGCCTGAGAAACGCCGAGGACGTCTGCCAGGTCGATCTGGGACAGCCCATGCTGGATTCTGTATTCAACAAGATCGGTCGAGATTCTGCCAAGCGCACTGTAATAGACATAATCACTGTTGTTGGCGTCGATTTCAGACATCAGTTCATCATGAAAATCATACGCGCTGCGCCATACGGTTTCAGCCATTGTTCGCACCTCCATCAATGTCTTTTATTCTCTTCAAAGCTACTTGCGCGGCATGCCTGTAGCTGTTGGGACCATTGCCGCTCGACGTCTCCTTAAAAGCGTGCAACAGGTAAATGCCGTTTGCCGTAATAACATATGGAATTCTGATATTGTCTATACGGACGAAGCGCATGGCAAACAAATCATCCACATATTTCATCTTTTCAAACCATTCGAGATGCGAAATGGCGTTTTCCCTGTGTTTGAGCAGGAAATTCAGCCTTTGCACAAAAGCCGCAGCGAACTGCCCCTTCTTTCCGCTTCTCTCGATCAGGGAGCGTAATTCAGCCTGACAATCCGAATGAATCACAATTCCGGGCGAATGGAATGCCATCGGATAGACGATATTCTCAAACTGTTTCATAAGGCTCCTTCTGCATGTATGTCCTATTATTATAACGTATAAGTTATATTATGTCAAGTAATGTTAAAACGAGTTTACATCACAGAGGGGAATCAGGCAGATCAGGCCGTCGCGGTATTCGATTTTGAACCCCTTTTCATGTCGGGGTTGGTGTCGAGGCTGCGGGCCATGTTCATGAGGGTCTGCTGTCCGGTGGCGTTCAGTTCGCGGTAAATGGTGATGAGTTCGGCTTCGGTGGGGTTTAAGGGAATAGATAGGGAGCCATCGTCGCTTTCTTCCTTCATCAGATCAGATAGCAATACCCCAAGATAGTCGGCGAGTCTTTGCATGACATCTACTCGGGGATATTTCTTTCCTGTGACCCAATCGGAAACCGTGGAGGCAGAAACGCCCAGCGATGAAACAATGTCTGACTGTTCGATGCTACGCGAATTCATGTAGCGCCTAAGATTCTTAACAAAGACAATTCTCTGGTTTTCGCCCACTTTTAAAAACTCCCTTCTTATAATAATCTTATTATATGCGCAAAGCGGAAAAAAGTCAATATAAAAAGGAAAATATTCCGCCTTAGGCTTGACATTTCGCTTAAAGCGGAATATAATAGTTAGTAGATAGAAGGGGGTGAAAAAAGTGGAGTATCCAAAAATCACATTGAAGGCGGCGCGCGTGAACGCGAATCTTTCACAGAAAGATGCGGCAAACGCGCTGGGAGTGAATGTTTCTACCCTCCAGAACTATGAAGCCGGGAAAACAATTCCGGACTGGGAGATGGTGAAGCGAATAGAGGAGGTTTACAGATTTCCAATCGACTATATTATTTTTGCCCCATGTTCCGCTTAAAGCGGATTCATAGCATCAGCCCCAACCAACACAATCCGCCCAGCGGCGGCCAGCCAAAAGAGAGAGGGGGTGAGCAGGTGAACGACGAGAGGAAGGCGCAGGCGCTTGCGGAAATCCGCCGCCGTGTGGAGACGGCGACGGACCCGAGGACGCGGATTTACTGGAAGCTGATCGCGCGGATGGTCGAACCGGGGTCAACGTTCCAGCAATGTGGTCATGAAGTCGACGAAGCTGGTGAAGGTTGGAGCTATTGCATCTCCCTGAAGGGCATGCTGACGGAACCGTTCCGCGACGCGCTTCCGCTGATGCAGATCGACAGGATCAGAGGGCGAATGGAGACGATCATAGGTTTCCACGAAGCCCGCAACCAGGCGCTCAAGATCGACGGCCAGCAGAAAGACATCCTGACCAACCGTATTTGCGAAGCCGTGCTCCTCCAGAAGTGACATCATTTTGGCGTATACCTTTACGGTTCCGGAGGAGAGCAGCTCGTCAGGATTCTTGTATGAGGATTCATTCTCAAAATCACCTCCTTTCGAGGCGATTATAGCACGACCGCGCCGAGGGGCGCAAGGCCAGCCAGACGAGAGAGGGGGTGAGCGGGTGAACGAGAGGGCAGGAGAAACCCCGCGAAGCGGCAACTCCGCGGGGATGGTGATGGGCGGCATCAACCTTGCGATGTACCCGGAGGAGCACATTCCGCACCAGAGCCGGATTTCCGCAGAGGCAGCACAGCCGCGCCGGGGGGCGCAGGACGACGGGAAGGGCAAGACGATGAACGACGAGACGAGGGCCCTGCTGAATGAATTCGCCAACACGCTGGAAGCAGCCGCCGCGCTGGCGAGGAAGATTTCCGAGATGGAAGCGCGCAAGTTCGAGATCAGATTAGATGAATTGCCTTTTCTTCCAGTTTCTCAATTAACCAATTGTGATAATCCTGAAGCATCAACAGCGTCCAGCGCTGATTCAGGCTGAACATGGCGGCAACGAAACGCTTTGTGTCGTCCGGGACGGAGAGATCGAAGCCCATTCCGATATTCAGCTGGACGCTTCGCAAAGCGTCATTCTGCAATGAATCCAAATGGGCGTCGCCCATATCCTCCAGGAAATCAGCGAAGGACGGGAAATTCAGATTTCCCACAAAATCACCTCCTTTCGAGGCGATTATAGCACGACCGCGCCGAGGGGCGCAAGACGACGGGAAGGGCGAGACGATGATCTTTATTGTGAATGTAAAGTACGCGGGCGAAGAGAAGGCCCGCAGGGTGTGCGTGACGCGAAGCGGCGAGAGCGCGGACCGCCGGGCGACGATCGAGGCGGTGCGGGGCGACGTGGAGGCGGTGAACGTGTACCACTACGACGGGCGCGAGCGGGAAATCCTCGTGTACAAGCGCCGGGGAACGGCCTCATAGGATGGAAAGACCTTATTCGATTGGAGGCGCGGGTATGGCGATTGTGAAGGAATTCATGTGCGAGAACGGCTGCCGGGTGCTGATCGCGGACGACTGCTATCGGGACATCACGCCGGAGGAGCTGGCGCGGCGGCAGGCGCGGGTGCGGGAAGTGGTGCGCCGGGTGAGCATCAACGCGCAGATCGCGGAGATGGAGGCGGCGGAGAAGGCGAGGAAAGAGGCGAGAAGTTGAGATGACCAACAAACAGAAGAAGGCCGCGCAGGCGCGGCGGGAGTACGAGCGGCTGGAGGCCCGGCGAAAAGAGCTTCAGAACCGGAAGGTGCTGGACGAGAGCCGGCGGGCGCGGTTCCTGGTGCGGCTGAACATCGAGATCGACGCCGCGCGGCGGAAGATGGAGCTTCTGGAGATGGAGAGCGAGTAACGTGAGAGAAAGGCGGGGCGCGACACAATGGACATGAACGTGCGGATGAAGAACGCGGCGGAGCTGGCGATGCAGCTTCGCAGCGAGAACGACGAATTGAACTATGAGATCGACCAGATGCGCGGGGAGATGGAGGAGGCGCGCGGGCGGCTTCGGGAGTGCCGGCGGATCAACAAGGCGCTCCGGCGCGAGTGCGCGAAGGCGCAGGGCGAAGCGCGGCTGAACCGGGCGTACGTGCGGCAGCTGGTGATCGCCACGGGCGCGGTGACGGCGGCGGTGACGTGCCTGATACACACGCTGATACTGTGGCTGGCGTGAGGAGGCGCGGTGAGATGCTTCTATGGGTTTACGCGGGGTTTCTGATCTGCTTCTATCTGGGGCGGATCTTCGAAGCGGAGCGCCAGCAGCTGCTGAGGCAGCGGGGCACGATGTACTACATCATCAATGAGGAGATGGAAAGGATGCACAGGCCGACAGACCTCGAAAAGCGCCGGAAGGCGGCCGAGGAGCTTCGGAGGATCGACACGGAGATCGTGAAGATCTCCAGGGAGGCGGCGGAGCGGATCGCGAAGGGGACGAGCTTTCAGATAATCGAAGTGGACGCGCGTTTCCTGCGGACGCTCTGGCGGCGGCGGGACGTGATACTGGGCGAATACGAGCAGGCCGGCGGCACGCTCGTGAACGCCAACACCTTCGAGGTGTACGGCATGGTGAGCGAACTGAGCGGCGGAGGGGCGCTGAATGGCAATTAACGCACCGCCGCTGCTGCCCGCAGGGCAAGCGGCGGCTATCAAGGAATACGCGGCGGACTGGTATCAGGGGCATACCGTGGGCATGGAGATGATCCGGGCCGTAAACCCAGCGCTGTTTGAGCAGATGCCGAAGGTGCTTGTGAACTTCATCGGCACCATGTACGGCGAGGGCGGCTGGCCGGTGACGCGGCTGGGCCGGTACCGGTGGATCTGGGAGACGGAGGCCCTGCACTGCGAGATGTGGGCCGCCACGGACACCGAGGGCCTGTTCAAGGCGTGGATCCGCAACGACGACGGGCATTACCCCGCGGGGGCGGCGTGCTTCGCGGTGCGGGTGACGACGAAAGCATAATTCAGAAACGAGGCGCGAGAGATGACGAATCTGGAGGAATACAACCGGGCGATGGATGCCATACGGGACGAGATGGCGAAATCGCAGGACGGGAAGATCGCGTATCTGGGCGAGGGGCTGACGGCGATGCTGAAGCTGTGCCCGGAGTACGCGGGGAAGATCGCGGCGAAGGGCAAGACGCTCTCGGGGGCGATGGACGCCATACGCAAGGCCGCGAAGGGCGGCGTGGCGGACCCGATACAGAGCACGACGGCCATCATCGGCTATTACGGGCTCGACTGCGAGGACGCGCGGACGCTGGCGGTGCGGGTGAATTTAGCGATGATGGGCGAAAAGACGACGCTCCCGCAGACGCCTGCGGAACCCGCGCAGACGCCCGCCGAGGCCGCGCCGACGCCCGCCGAGGCCGACCCCTACGACCTGGACGCGCTGCTGGGGGGCCTGTGAGATGTGCGGGATACCGATGGAGCCGATTCCGGAGGCAATCGAGACCGGAAGGAAACGGCTGACGTTTTTACAGGCGGCGGCGCACATCGGCGGGGTCGAGCGCCTGATCAGCGAGGACGGGCGGCGGCTGATCGCCCTGAACGCGAGAGAATTCATTTGGAAGTATACCGGGCACGGCTTCTGCACCGCTTGCGGCGCGGACGTGGGGGACATGAAGGCGCGGCACGGGGCGCGGGTGAACTGCCCGGCCTGCGGGCGCGAAGTGGAGTTTCGGCACGAGGCGCGGGGACACCGGCGGGTGTTCGACCAGTTTGTGCTGTACGAGTGGCGGCGGTCGATCCTCGACCCGGAGGCCATCGCGCTGACGGCGGCGCACGTGTGGCGGGATTCGACCCACATCGCGCCCGAGAGCGAGCCGCTGAGGATACACGCTTCGGCGCTCTACCTGTTCCGGCCGGGCCGGGGCGTGACGGTGTACAAGAACCACTGCTGGAACGATAAAGAGAACCGGTGCTGGGACAGCGTTTCGAGCGTGCACCCGGATCACACCGGGTACGGCGGCGGGGGGATCGAAGTGGTGGAGGACTTTTGCGGGTTCCGACAGGCCGTCGAGGGCACGCGGATCGGCAGGCTCTTCGACCTGCTGAACGGGTATTCGAACCGCAGAGACCTGACGGAAGTTATCGGTATCGCCAACTGCGCAAGGCGGCCGTGGCTGGAATACCTGGCGAAGTGCGGGCAGGGGAAGCTGGCGGCGGCGCTGATGCGCATGCCGAGGATCCCGAGGGATGTGATCCCGAACCCGCGGGCGCGCAATCCGCGGGCGCTGCTGGGGCTGACGGAGGCGCAATGGCACGAAACGCGGCGGGACGGCATCGACATCACGCAGGAGATGCTGACGGCGCTTTCGATGCTTCGGCGGATGGGGCTTGGAGATATGCGCATGGCCGAGGTCCGGGCGCTCTTCTGCCAAGGGGATTGGGGCGTGAACTACCACCTGGAGCTGATCGCGCCCAGCGACAGGCGCCAGCGGCTGCGCGGCATGGACACGATGGGCGACGTGATGAACGCCGTGGGCGTGCCGGAGAAGCTGAAGCGCAAGGCGTACCGGCGGGCGATCAAAGACCTTCAGCACGCATCGGAGCGGCGGGACTACTACGAGCAGCTTCGGCGGCTCAACGAGGACCTGACGGACACGGCGCTGCTGCTGCCCAAAGACCTTCACGGAATGCACCAGCGGATGATCGAGCGCGAGAACGCGCTCAGGGCGGAGGCGATGCGGCGCGAGGCCGAGGCGTTGAAGGAGGGCTTTGCGGCGCGTCTTGAGAAACTCAAGGCGAAATACTGCTTTTCGGCGTGCGGGCTGGTGCTGAGGCCCTACGAGAGCGCCGGCGAGGTGGTGGAGGAGGGCACGGCACTCAAGATCTGCATCGGCAGCTACGCGAAGCGGTACATGGAGGGCGGCACGATCATCTGCGCGCTGCGGCGCGCGGAAGCGCCGGAAACGCCATGGCGGGCGGTGGAGTTCTCCACCGCGACGGGGGCGATGGTGCAGGATCGCGGATATAAGAACGACACCGCGGGCGCGATACCGGAGGCGGACGCCCGGAAGCTCAAGGAATTCTGGGCGGCGTGGAGAGAATGTGAAAAACAAAGGAGGAAAACGGCGTGAGCGAAATGGAAGGACAGGTGGCGATGGAGCTTAAGGGAACGACGGGCAGGATACCGAACGACTATCAGCCGGGCGACGCTTCGGAGGGCTACGACGCGGACGGCGCGCTTCTCAATCCGATTGCGGATGATCTGAGGCGCGCGGACGTGATCGCGGCGGAGATCCGGGCCATCGCTTCGCAGACGCGCGGCGTGGTGATCGCCGCGGCGCTTGAGATCGGGCGGCGGCTGATCGAGGCCCGCGGGCTGGTGCCGCGCGGGCGGTGGGGCGAATGGCTCCAGGCGAACGTGGACTACTCGGAGCGCAAGGCGCAGGACCTGATGCGCTTTTACGAGGAGTACGGCGACGGGCGGCTGCCGGACATCGTGGCGCGGCTGGATTTCTCGAAGGCGCTGCAGCTGCTGGCGCTGCCGGCCGGCGAGGAGCGCGAGGGCATGGCGGCGCGGGCCGCCGAGGAAAACCTGAGCGTACGGGCGCTGAAGGCGGAGATCGAGGCGCTGCGGGCGGAGAAGGCGGCCATGCAGGGCAAAATGGAGATCGAACAGGAGGCGCGGGCGGACAGGGCCGAGGGCGCGGACGAGGGGCTGCTGCTTCAATTAGAGGAGGCCCGCGCGGAGGCCGAGGAAGCGCGGCGCAGGATGGAAGCGGCGCAGGAGGAAGCCCGCGAGGCAGCCGAGGGCGCGCGGCTCAAGATGGCGGAGGCGCAGGAGGAGGCCGAGGCGGCGCGGCGCGAGCGTGAGGCCGCGGAGAGGAGCATGCAGGCGATCCGCGACACCGCCGCCAGCGCCAACGATCGCGCCACCGACAGCGAGAAGCGGGCGGAGGCCGCCGAGGCGAAGCTGAAAGCGCTGAAAATGGAGCTTTCCAGCGCGAAGGACGAGCTGAAAGCCGCCGAGGCCGCGCTGGAAACCACCGAGGCGGCGGCGAAGGCCGAGCTTGAACGCGCCAGGGCCGAGGCGGCGGCGGCGCGGGCCGAGGTGGCGCAGGCAAAGGCGGCGGCGCCGGCGCAGGCGGATCCGGGCGCGACGATCAAGGAGCGCTTTCGGTGGGGCTATGAGCGGCTGAACATGGAGCGCAAGAACATCATGGCGCTGATGGACGAGGCGAAGCAGGCGCAGCCGGAGGCCGCGGAGGTGTACCGCAAGGCGCTTCTGAAGTTCTGCGAAATGATGACGGGCGGGCTGACGGCGGAATAAAGAATGGAGGTGAATAGAGAAATGGGTAACCTTGATATGATTCGGGAGCGCCTGCCGCGGGTGGAGCTGCTTTTGCAGCTGGCGGAGGAGTGCACGGAGCTGGCGCACGCGGCGATGAAGCTGGTGCGGGCGATGGATGGCACGAATCCCACGCCGGTGACCGTTCAGGAGGCGGAGACGCTGATGATCGACGAGGCGGCGGACGTGCTGCTGTGCCTCGACACGGTGATCGACGCCCGGCGCGACCTTCCGGTGATCGAGGCGGTGATGACGGCGAAGCTCCAGCGGTGGCGGGAGCGGCTGGAAGCGGCGCAGGGCGGGAACGCGGATGTGTGCGAAATAGAGAGCTGACGGGAAGGGGGTGAAACAGGCATGCAGAGACCGATCGACAGCCTGGACCGGCTGATGGACGGCGGCGTGCGCGAACGGTTCAACGACGCGCTCAGGAAGGTCTGGGCGAACGTTTACGACCCGAACACGTCCGCGACCGTCGCGCGGGAAGTGGTGATGAAGGTCAAGATCAAGCCCAGCGACAGCCGCGACTATGCCGCGTTCAGCGTGGACATCACGCACAAGCTGGCGCCGCAGGCCACCTTGAAGCAGGTGGTGATGCTTCAGGTCAACGGCGACGGCACGATCACGGCCACGGAGCGAACCGGCCAGGTGCCCGGTCAGATCGACATGGACGGGGGCGAATCGCCGCTGCCGAAAGAGGTTGTTTTCAAAGCTATGGAATAAAGGAGGCATGGACAAATGTGTGAGGCAAACGGTTTCTTCAACGGCTCCACGGAGCTGGCGCGAATGTTGGTAAACGAGGGCGTGATGCTCCAGGCCGCGCAGGACGACCTTAAAGAGGCGCGCGCGGAATGCGCTCGGGAGATCAGAGAGATCGACGGCGTGAAATACCGCTGGGACGTGGAGAACAGCGTGTGGGTAGAGATGGCGCTGGCCACGCCGAAGGACGCGATTCAGCCCGATACGATCACCTTCTTCACGCTGAGCGGCCTTGTGGACTACATCAACGAAAACGCCGAGGGACTGATACCGGTGGACGAGACCCGGCTGATACTCCAAGTGATCGACGAGGGGCTGGTGGTGTTGAGGAGCCATCCGTCCCAGAACGAGAAGAACCGCTACACCATCGCCGGGGCGAAGGCGCACGCGCCGAGGATCGACTTTGAGAAGTACATGGACACGGAGACCTTCAACACGATGCTGCTGAGCAAGTTCATCGACACGCCGGCGCGGCAGACGCTGTTCGGCGTGGTGGGTTCGCTGACGCGGGAGCAGAACTGCAACGCGGCCGACGACGGCGTGAGCCAGGTGCTGACGGTGAAGCAGGGAGTCAGCATGGCCGCGAACGTGACCTTCAGGAACCCAGTGCCATTGAAGCCCATGCGCACGTTCACGGAGGTGGAACAGCCGGAGTCAAACTTCACGTTGAGGGTGAACGACGACGCGCTGTGCGCGCTGTTTGAAAGCGACGGCGGAGCCTGGAAGAACGAGGCCGTGGAGAACATCAAGGCGTACCTCAACGCGAATATCACCAACCGTAACGTGGTGGTGATGGGATAGCGCGGCGCAGGCAACCTCATCCCTCATCCGGCGCTTCGCGCCACCTTCCCCAGAGGGGATACCTCATCCGTCAGCCCTTCGGGCTGCCACCTTCCCCAGAGGGGAAGGCAATCGACGATACAAAGGGGGTGATTCCCATGAAGTAGATTAAAACTGAACCCGAACGGCGGCGCGCGGGGCGAACGGCTTGGCAAAGTCAACGACGCGGCGAGGATGCGCAAATCACGCTGTGAAGCATGTTCCATATCACACACGTCCGGCGCGCCGGGGTTTGGGCTCGGTTTCGTTCTATATAATTATAGATTATTCATGACGATTACGCACCGGCGCTGCTCCGCGAAGCGGAAGCGCCGGCAGCGCCGCGCTGGGATCCAACGCACCGCCGCTACTGCCCAAGGGGCAAGCGGCGGCAGCGCGGGCCTGGCATCCGGAGGATGCGGCCCGGCTGGTCGCGCCTGCGCTGAGGCGCAGTGGCGCGACTGCTACCGAGGATTCCGCGCGGGCTGGTCGCGCCTGCGCGAAGGCGCAGCGGCGCGACTGCTATGGAACGGGGGCCCTGCGCGGGCTTGTATACCGTATTATTATTTCACGCACCGCCGCTTGCCCTATGGGCAGTATCGGCGGCGCGTTGGATTCCAGCGCGGGCTGGTCGCGCCTGCGCGACTGCTATTCACACACTCCAAGGAGCACGGCCATGAAGATCACGGATTACGAGATGCTTTATGATCTTCCCGCGGGGGAATACGACGGGCGCGGGTTTCGCGGGGTTCGGACGGTGACGGTGCGGGCGGGGGCGTCGCTGGAGGTGATGTGCTACCCGTGCATGCCGCTGACGGCGGAGGCGAAGCGCGAGGCGAAGGCGCGGCGGACGAAGCCGGGCATGGACGCGGTGAACCGCAGGAACACGCAGCGGCACGTGCTCCGGCTGATCGAGAACAACTTCACGCCGGCGGCGGTGGTGTTCACGGGGACATACGCCTATCCGCAGGCGGAATACGGCATGTGCAACCTGGAGGAGCTGACGGAATTCTACATGGCGCGAAAACTGCCGTGGGACGTGGAGCGGGTGAAGAAGGACGCGCGGAACTTCCTGGCGAAGCTCAGGCGGATGGTGAAGAAGGCGGCGGGGGACGTGAAGGGCTTTCGGTGGATACTGCGCATCGAGGAGGGCGTGGAGCCGCCGGTGGGCGGGCTTCCGCCGAAGTATCACATTCACGCGCTGATCGAGGGGCCGGGGCTGACGCGGGACGCGATCGAGGCGGCCTGGTGGGCGCACGGCGGGGCGGACACGCGGTATCTGGACCTGCGCGACGACGGGTCGGGGCGGCTGAGCAACTACCTGACGAAGCAGCGGCGGGGCGGGCGGTGGTGGAGCCACAGCCGCAACCTGAAAGCGCCGCGGGCGCGGGTGAGCGACCGGCGGATGTCCAGACGGCGGCTTTCAAGCGTGGCCGCGGACGTGCAGCGCAACGGGCGGGAAATCTTCGAGGCGCTGTATCCGGGATATCGCGTGGTTGAGCTGCCGGACGTGAAATACTCGGACTTCATGCCGGGGGCGTATATCTATTGCAGGATGCGCAGGAGGGAGTGATGAAAGATGCGCAGGCATCCGTCGCGGCTTATCGATGCGGGGATCACGCCGGAGCGATACTGGGAATTGCAGGCGGTTTGCCGGCAATACCCCGGCTATGTGCAGAAGGTACGCCGCGCGCGGGCGGGAATCGTGGACAGGCCGCGCCGGCGCTCGGGGAAGTGGCGGCGGCCGGACCCCACGGGGAACGAGGCGGCGTGGGTGGCGGATCTGTGCGCGTGGGCAGACAGGCGCATCCGCCTGATCGAGGCCTGCGCCGAGGGCGTGGGGCCTGCGCCGGTGGCGCGGGCGATCCTGAAGAGCGTGACAGAGGGGCGCACATACGAACAGCTGCAGCCGCCGTGCGGGCGAAACCAGTTCTTCGACGCGCGGCTGGCGTTCTATGTGCGCCTCAATGAAGCGCTCATGAACGAGACGTAAATTTAGGGGATAACTTGGGACACAATACGTGGTATAATGCTACCGTCGAAAGTTGGGCGCAGCAGTCGCGCCTCGTGCCGTCCATCTTTTGATATTTCCGCGAGGATAATAACTCGCGGATATTTTTATACACGGCAACGCCTGCGCGGGCGCCGGCGCGGGCGCGCCCGCGCGCGTCGGAGGTAGCGTCACGGGACGGGGAGGCTGAGGAAATGGCCGAGACACGCGGCGCGGGGAGGCCGCCGAGGTTCAGAAGCGCCAAAAAGATGCAGGAGAAGATCGACGCGTACTTCGAATCCTGCAAGGGCGAGCCGCTGATCGACGAGGCGACGGGCAAGGCCGTGACGGACAAGAACGGCGTGCCGGTGATCGTCGGGGCGCGGCCGCCCACGGTGACGGGGCTTGCGCTGGCGCTGGGGTTCGCCACGCGCGCGAGTCTGCTGGATTACCAGGCCAAGCCGCAGTTCGAGGAACTGATACTGCGGGCCAAGAGCCGGATCGAGCAGTACACCGAGGAGCGGCTTTTCGACCGCGACGGCGCGGCCGGGGCCCGGTTTTCGCTGCAGAACAACTTCCGCGGATGGAAAACCGGGGCCGAGGTGAGCCTGACCGCCGGCGATGGCGGGGACATCATGGCTGAGATCGATGCGAAAATGCAGCGGATCGAGGCGGAAAAAGCCCGGGAAACGGCCCGGGAAAAGGCCGAGGGACAGGCCTGAAACTTTCGAAGAATTGAAAGGGGATAACGACATGGCACTATCGCGCAAGACACTCAAGGGCATGGGACTGACGGACGAGCAGATCGAGGGCGTGATCGAGGGGCACACGGAGACCGTGGACGGGCTCAACGCGCGGATCAAGGCGCTCGAAGCGGACGCCCAGAAGGCGCAGGCGCTTCAGCAGGAGCTGGACGGCCTGAAGAACGGCGGGGACGACTGGAAGGCGAAGCACGACCAGGTGCAGGGCGAGTTCGAAGCCTACAAGCAGGAGGTGGCCGGGAAGGAGCGCGCCGCGAACGTGCGCGCCGCGTACCGGAAGATGCTGGAGGGCATCAACATCGACCCGCGGCGGATCGACGCGATCCTGAAGGCGACGGACTTCAAAGACATCCAGCTGGGGGAGAACAACCAGCTTGAGAACGCCGAGAAGCTCGCCGAGGACGCCAAAAAGGAATGGGGCGACTTCGTCATGACCGAGCAGAAGCGGGGCGCGAATGTGCAGACCCCGCCCGAGGGCGGCGCAAAGCAGATGACCAGGGAGGAAATCCTGGGCATCAAGGACGCGGGGGAACGCCAGCGGGCGATCGCGGAGAATCACGAGATGTTTGGATTCTAAAACACGACGAAAGGAGAAAAGAACATGGACAAGGGTTTCACGATGAACATACAGCTGTTCGGGGCTGAGGAGAACGTGATCACCGCCGACCAGATGGCGAAGGCCAGGGAGGTGGACTTCGTTCAGCGGTTCACGCACATGAGCCTGAACAAGCTGATGGAGGTGCTGGGGGTGACGCGGAAGATCCCCATGAGCGAGGGCACCACGATGTACATGTACACCACGACCGGCACGCTTCAGAGCGGCGTGGTGACGGAGGGCGACGTGATTCCGCTGTCGCAGTACCAGCGCAACAAGACGGCGGTGGGCTCGATCTCGCTTAAGAAGTGGCGCAAGGCCGTGACGGCGGAGGCGATCATGAAGAGCGGCGCGGACGAGGCCATCCGGCAGACCGACTCGAAGATGATCTCCGACATCCAGAAGGGCATCCGCACGGACTTCTTCACGACCATCATGGGGCTTGACGGCACCGTGGTGGGCGCGAGCACGCTGCAGGCGGTGCTGGCGAAGAGCTGGGGCATGCTTCAGGTGCTGTTCGAGGACGACGCCGTGGAGGCGGTGCACTTCATCAACCCGCTGACGATCGCGGATTACCTGGCAACGGCCACCATCACCGTGCAGGACGCCTTCGGCATGAACTACATCGAGAACTTCCTGGGCATGGGCACGGTGGTGCTGTCCTCTCAGGTGACGGCGGGCATGGTGATCTCCACCGCGAAGGAGAACATCATCCTGTACTACCTGACGATGGCGGGCGACGTGGCGAGCCGGTTCAGCCTGACCACGGACGAGACGGGCTACATCGGCATGCACACCAGCCAGACCGACAACCGCGCCCAGATCGAGACGCTGGTGATGAGCGGCATCCAGTTCCTGGTGGAGTACGCCAGCGGCGTGGTGATCGGCCAGATCGACGCGACGCCGACGCTTGGCAGCATCACGGTGACGTCCCAGGCGGGCACGGCCTCCGGCGACAGCAACATCGCCGTGAGCGGCTATTCGCCTGCCTCCGGCGAGAAGTACGTGTACAAGCTGGGCGCTTCCGCCGCGCCGACGGTGACCTACGGCCAGAAGCTGGGAAGCACCTGGACCGACATCACGCCGCCGCATGACATCACGCCCGGCGCGAACACGAAGATCACGGTGGCGTCCGTCGACGCGAACGGCCGCGCGCAGGCCGCCGGCAGCGCGACGATCGTAAAAAACTCGTAGTGACCCTGTCTGGGCTGGAGATAGGGTCACTGACCCTCGACCCGGCGTTTGACAGCGCCGTGGTCGAGTACACAGCCACCACCGAAAACGAAGCGGACACGGTAACGGCCACCGCCACGGATGAAAAAGCCGAGATCGCAATCATGCTCGGAGAAACCGAAATCGCCAACGGCGGCAGCGCCGCCTGGGCGGCCGGGGAGAACGCGCTGACGATCACGGTCACCAACGAAACGGCATCCAAGGCGTATACCGTCACCGTGACCAAGGAATAGGGATTAGGGATCAGGCAATAGGCATCAGGCAATAGGCATCAGGCAATAGGCAATAGGCAATAGGCATCAGGCAATAGTCGGTTACCTGCTGGCGCGTGGAATAGCCGGGCGGCAGCGAGTATCTGACTAATGCCTAATGCCTAATGCCTAATGCCTCTAATGCCTATTGCCTAATATCCGGGAGGTTCCCATAATGATGGACCAGATCTGCGCCCACATTCACAACTATTTCACCGATGCCCAGGACATCCGGGCCGGGGAATACGAGATCGCGGGCGGAACGCTTGAATTGCCCTTCCTGATGGAGGGGCAGTATTTTCGCATCGTGGGCAGCGCGATGAACGACGGCGTGTACGCATATCCCGCCGAGGATCTGACAGACGAAACGTTCACCGGCGAAATCTGGGCGATGAAGGTGCCGGCGGGGCTTCGAAAGCTGGCCGCGGAGATCGAGGCGTGGCAGGAGAAGTACGGCGCAGCGGTTTCGGGGCCCTATCAGAGCGAGAGCTTCGCGGGCTACAGCTACCAGCGCTCGGCGGCCATCGACGCGGCGGGCGCCGGGGGCGCGGCGTGGCAGACGGTGTTCAAATCGCGGCTGAACGAATGGCGCAAGCTGAGCTGAGGGGTGATGTCATGACGCTTTACGAGCAGGCCATGACCGACTGCACGCGGCTTGTGGAGATCGGCGATACCGCGCGCGACCACGTGGGCGGCACCGAAAGCGCCTGGAAGAGAGGCGCGAAGTTCCGCGCGGCCATCGTGCTTGACCAGAGCCAGGCGGCGCGCATGGCGGACAGGGACATCGCCAGGGACAGCTATACGGTGATCGCGCCGAGGGCCGTGGCGCTTGCGTTTATGGACGTATTCATCCGGGAATCGGACGGGCAGGTGTTTCGGCTGACATCGAACGGCCGCGACCGGCAGACGCCCATGAGCGCGGGGCTCGACATGCGCGCGGCGTCCGCCGAGGCGTGGGAGCTGCCGGGCATACTGACAGACGGGGAGTGAGAGCGTGTCGGGCAGGATCACGAACGCCATACGCGCGGTGGACGGCTTCTTCAACGGCTTTCTGCCGTCCTGGGCGGAGGGCAGCGTGCCGAGGGGGCAGAAGCCGCCTTATATCAGCTATGAGCTGGTCGCGCCGAAGCTCGCGGAGCGGACGCCGTTTTACGCGCGGGTGTGGTATCGCCAGCGCAGCTATGATGCGCTGCTTGAAATGTGCGACCGCATCGACGCGGCCATCGGGCCGGGCTGCGTGCTGGAGACGCCCGGGGGCAGCGTGTGGCTGTACGCCGAGGACAAATTCATGCAGCTGATGCCGCAGGGGGCGGACCCGGACGTGAAGTGCGCCTACCTGAGCATGAGCCTGTTTTCAAACACGAATTAAGGGAGGGAAACGACGATGCGGGGAGAGTACACCAAATACCCCGGAGACCTGACGGAGAACATCCAGATGAACGCCGGCGTGATCGCGGACGACTTCACGCCTTCGACGGGCGTGATCGGCAACATACTGGGCGCGACGAACAGCGGCATCAGCTTCGACCCGAAGCCGACCTTTGAGGATTTCGGCGCGGACATCGACAACATGCCGGAGAACACCTGGCAGATGAAGCGCGTGAAGAGCTACGACCCGACGCTCTCGGGCTCGTTTCGGACGGTGACGGCGGCGCTGGTGAAGATGCTCAACGGCGCGGCGGGCTTTGCCGTGGGCGACAACACGCACATCGTGCCCTCGCACGAGCTGAGGGCGGCGCACTTCAAGGACGTGTGGGTGATCGGCGACTATTCCGACAGGAACAGCGGCACGGGCTCGAGCGGGCCCTACGCGGGCTTTATCGCCATTCACGTCAAGCACGCGCTCAACGTGACGGGCTTCAAGTGGAAGACCAACAAGGACGGCAAGGGCGAATTCGACTTCGAGTATCACGGCCATTACGACCTGAACAGCCCGGACGATCCGCCGTATGAGGTCTACATCCGGCACGGCGTGGGCGGCACGCTGACGAGCCTGACCGTGACCTCCGAGGCCGGCACCGCCAGCGGCAAGAGCAAGATCACCGTCAGCGGCTATTCGCTGGGGACCGGCGAGAGCTTCGTCTACAGGACCGCGGGCACCACCGCGCCTTCGGTGAACTACGGCGACGACGTGAGCGACTGGCCGGTGATCGTGAGCCCCTCCGAGATCACGCCCGAGGCGGGCCACGACAAGATCACCGTGGCGGTGGCCGACATCAACGGCCTGGCGAAGGCCGCGGGCAGCGCCACGCTGGTGATAGAGAGCTAAAGGCAGACCATCATGAACGCGCGGCAGGAGACGGCGTTTCGGTTCCTGACGGAAATGCCCGCGGAGTACGGCCGGATGCTGGGGTATACGAAGCTGACGGCGCTTCACGACGGCTGGATCCGGGACATGCTGCTGGGCCGGGAGGACATGACGCTTCAGGCCCATCGCGGCAGCTACAAGACCACGGCGGTGGGCGTGGCGCTGACGATCCAGCTGATGCTGCGCGGGCATGAGAACTGCATGTTCATAAGAAAGACGGACGACGACGTGAAGGAAGTCATCCGCCAGGTGGAGCGAAACCTCGCCCACCCGTGCACCGCCGCGATCTACAGGGCGCTGACGGGCCAGGCGCTGACGCTTCAGACGGCCACCAGCGCCGAGGTGACCACCAGCGCCTACCGCGGTTTGAGCGGCGCGCCGCAGCTTCTGGGGATCGGCACGCAGAGCTCCATCACCGGCAAGCACGCCGACCGCATCTTCACCGACGACATCGTGAACCTTCAGGACCGCAAGAGCCGGGCCGAGCGCGAGCGCGTGAAGGCGTTCTACCACGAGCTTCGAAACGTCGTCAACCGCGGCGGGCGCATCGTGAACACCGGCACGCCCTGGCACCGGGAGGACGCCTTCTCCGTGATGCCGCCGCCTGTGCGCTTCGACTGCCGCCACACGGGGCTGATGACCGAAGCCGAGGCCGAGGCGCTGAGGCTTTCGATGCCGCCATCGCTGTTCGCGGCGAATTATGAGCTTCGGCACATCGCCTCCGAGCGCGCGCTGTTTACGCAGCCGCCGGTATTTATTGACGACGCCTCGCTTCTTCGCGACGGCTGCGCCCACATCGACGCGGCCTACGGCGGCGACGATTACACGGCGCTGACCTGCGGAGCCCGGCGCGGGGACCTGATTTACCTGTACGGGCGGCTTTGGCACAGCCACGTCGACGCCGTGCTGGACGCGGCGCTTGCGGCGTGCGAAGCGATGATGTGCGCGCCGGTGTACTGCGAGAACAACGGCGACAAGGGCTATCTCGCCCGCGAGATCCACCGGCGCGGCGCGAGGGCGGCGACGTATCACGAGAAGGAGAACAAGTACATCAAGATCAGCTCCTTCCTCCGGAAGTGGTGGACGAACATCCGATGGATCAAGGGCACCGACCCTGAGTACATCGATCAGATCATGGATTACACCGAGGACGCCGATCACGACGACGCGCCGGACTCCGCGGCGTGCGTGTGCAGGTATTTGGACAGAAAGAGGCAGTAGACAGCATGCTGACGTATCAGGATTATTTGAAGGCGGCCGAGACCGCGCCGTTCATGGCGCGGGCGATTTCGGAGCACCGCAATTCAAAGCCGTACAGGACGGCGATGGACGCGGATCTGTACGACCGGCGGCGAAACGTGACCGTGAACAGCTATGTGTCGATGATCCAGAGCCGCACGAAAAACCCGCTGGTGGACATCACGGCGGCGAACAACCGCATCGCCTCGAACTTCTTCCATCGCCTGAACACCCAGCGGTGCGCCTACAGCCTGGGAAACGGCGTGTCCTTCACCGCAAAGGAGCGCCGGTTCAACGAAAACGGCTATCCCGTGCAGGTGGACATCGTCAAGGAGCGGCTGGGGCCGAGGTTCGACACGGACCTTTACGAGTGGGCCTACAAGGCGCTGATCCACGGGGTGAGCTTCGGCTTCTGGAACTACGACCGGCTGTACGTGTTCCCGCTGACGGAGTTCGTGCCGCTGTGGGACGAGGAGAGCGGCGCGCTGCGGGCGGGCGTGCGCTTCTGGCGGCTGGCGCCCGAGAAGCCGTGGACGGCGGTGCTCTACACCGAGGAGGGCTTCGCCACCTACAAGAGCCGCGCGGGCACGACCGGGCTGGATCTGGTGCTTTCGGAGGACATGCGGCCCTATGTGGAGGCCGTGGCGGCCACCGAGGCCGACGGCGAGCGCGTGGTGGGCGCGGAGAACTACGGCACGCTGCCCATCGTGCCGATGTGGGGAAGCCGCCTAAAGCAGTCCACGCTCGTGGGCATGCGGGAGCAGATCGACAGCTATGACCTTATACAGTCCGGCTTTGCCAACGACGTGCTGGACTGCGCGAAGATCTACTGGCTGATCCAGAACTGCGGCGGCATGAATGAAAAGGACCTTCAGGAGTTCCTGGACAACATCCGCATCAACCACGTGGCGAAGGTGGACACGCAGAGCTTCGACGGGGACACCCGTTCGGCGCTGTCGCCGTATGTGCAGGACGTGCCGTACCAGAGCAACGAGGCGTATCTTCAGCAGGCCCGCGCGGCCATCTATGAGGGCTTTGGCGCGCTGGACGTGCACACCATCGCGGCGGGCTCGACCAACGACCACATCGACGCTGCCTACCAGCCGATGGACGAGGAGGCGGACGACTTTGAGTATCAGATCATCGAGGCCGTGCAGGCGGTGCTGCGGCTCATGGGCATCGAGGACACGCCGCAGTTCAAGCGAAACCGCGTGGCCAACGTGAAGGAGCAGATCGAGGCGGTGATCCTGGAGGCGAACATGCTCGACGCCGAGGCGGTGCTCGACCTGCTGCCCAACGTGACGGTGGACATGAAAGAGGCGATACTGGCGCGTCGGGACACCCTGAACGCGCAGCGGCTGATCGCGACGCCGACGACGCAGACGACGCCGCCGGCGGACGCGGACGAACAGGACGAAGGAGGCGCGAACGAATGAAGACCCTGGCCAACTGCAATCCCCTGGAGTTTTTGAAGCAGACCAACAAGATCCGGAAATCGGTGGCGAAGTGGCTGACGCTGACGGGCGTGATGGAGCTGCGCAGACGTCTGCCGAATCCGGGCGACGGCGACGCGGGCGAGGCGATGCGCCGGCAGATCGAGAAAAACGCCTATGACATGCTGGGCGCGATACTGGAGGACCATCCGCGGGAGACGGCGGAGCTTCTGTGCCTGATGTGCTTCATCGAGCCGGAGGACATGGCCAGCCATTCCATGAGCGAATTGATCGGCGGTTTCACCGAAATGATGAACTGCCGGGAGATCGCCGATTTTTTTGTTTCATTGGCGCGGCTGGTGAGCGAGAATACTTCCGCGCCTGTCAGTCCGTCCGCCTCGATCTCCTTGAGCTCCACGGCCGCGGGTATCTGATCGAGCACTGCGTGGAGGCGCTGCTTCAGGAGGCCGAGGAGCGCCGATACAGGGCCTATGTGACCGACGCGCTGATGGTGCTGACGGAGAACAGCGCGAAGTACGCGCAGGGGCAATACCTGACCCGGCGCTGGGCGGAGGGGCTTTTGCCCCAGGACGACAAAAGCGGCGACGAGATCGCGGCGGAATTCATCAGGCGCGCGGGGCTCAGATTTAAAGGGTGAGGGCATGGATTACTTCCCGAACGAATACACCCGGCAGGCATACGAGAAGCTGTCCAGGGCGCTCTACGGGGTCTACAGCGACGCGCTCAGGGATGTGGAGATGAAGTACAGCTCGTTCGTGTACGCCCACGAGAAGCGCGTGGCGCGCTATCAGAAGCAGGTGGAGGCCGGGATCATCACCCAGGCGGACTTCGAGGCCTGGATGCAGGGGCAGATCTTCCAGAGCGAGACGTGGAAGAAGCGGCGGGAGCAGATGGCGGAGCTGCTGGCGCACGCGGACGAGCAGGCGCTGGAGATGGTGAACCGCGGGAAGCTCAATGTGTTCGCTGAGGCCGCGAATTACGAGGCGTACCGGATCGAGCGCGGCGGCGGCGCGAATTACGGCTTCGGCGTGTTCGACGACAGAACCGTGTCGCGCCTGATCCACGACCGGCCGCAGATGCTGCCCATGCCGAGGGTCGATAAGTACAAGGACATCGAGCAGTACAACGAGATGCTTCAAAACGCCGTGACGCAGGGCATCCTTCAGGGCGAGAACCTGAAGCAGATCGTGCTGAGGGCCACGGAGTACGTCAGCCAGCGAAGCTATACCGACATCCTGAGAAACGCTTCCACGGCCTACAACGGCGCGCAGAGCGCCGGGACGCTTGCGCGGATGCAGGAGGCGAAGGACAGGGGCATCCGCATCAGGAAGCGCTGGAACTGCGCGATGATGCGCACCTCGCGCGACTGGCACGCGGAGCTCGACGGCCAGACCGCGGAGCTGGACGAGCCCTTCCAGACGCGGCTGGGGCCGATGATGCGCCCCGGCGACCCCGAGGGCGTGCCGGCGAACGTGTACAACTGCCACTGCTGGCTGGACGAGGTGGTGGAGGGCTACCCGGAGGGGACGCGCGAGCGCCGCGACGACGAGACCGGCGAGATCGCGCCGCCGAAGCGCTACGAGGAATGGAAGGCGTGGAAGGACCGGAAGGAGTAAGGCCATGCGCGCGGAAGTGGACGTTACGGACAACAGCGACGCCGTTCGCGCGGCGCTTCAAAAGGCGATTGAAAACGGGCTCGATCTGGCGGGCAGGCGCTGGGTGAGCTACGCCAAAGGCCTCGCGCCCAACTGGGAGCGCGGCATGATGCGCAACAGCATCGACTACACCGTCGAAAAAGACCAGGTGACCGTGGGCTCCAATATGGAGATCGCCGCCTACGCGGAGCTGGGCACCAGCATCTATTACGAGGAGAAGCCGGAATACATCGAGCTGGGCGACGGGGTTCACGAGGGCGTGCACCAGTACGGCCGGGCGGGCATCGCGCACTGGCTGTATTACGACGAGCTGACCGGCGAAGTGATGGTGGGATCGGCGCAGAAGCCGCGCCATTTCCTGAGGGATTCGTTTGAGCGGCACAAAGACGAATTCATGGCCATCATCGAAACGGCGCTTCGGGAGGCCGAGGGATAGGAGGTGAGCCGCCGTGGACTTATTCGCGCTGGCGGCGAAGCTGTTTCTGGATAAATCGGAATACGACAAGGGGCTGGACGACGCCGAGAAGTCCACGTCGTCGTTCGCCGACAAGCTCAAGAGCGGGCTGGGCGCGGCGGCGAAGGTGGGCGCGGCGGCGCTGACGACCGCGGCGACGGCGGCGGGCGCGCTGACCACGGCGATCGTGCAGGGCGCGGGCGAGGCGGCGGCCTACGGCGACAACATCGACAAGGCCAGCCAGAAGCTGGGCATTTCCGCCGAGGCCTACCAGGAGTGGGAGGCGGTGCTCCAGCACTCCGGCACGAGCATGGACGCCATGTCCGTGGGCATGAAGACGCTCTCGCAGAAGGCCGCGGAGGGCAGCGACGTCTTCAAGAAGCTGGGCATTTCCCAGAAGCAGGCGGCCTCGATGTCCCGCGAGGACCTGTTCAACGCCACGATCACGGCCCTGCAGGGCGTACAGGACGAGAACGCGCGGGCGCAGATGGCGCAGGAGCTGTTCGGGAAGTCCGCCATGGAGCTGGGGCCGCTTTTGAACACCTCCGCGGCGGACACGAAGGCCATGAAGGACCGCGTGCACGAGCTGGGCGGGGTGATGTCCAACGACGCCGTGAAGGCCGCGGCGGCCTACCAGGACAGCCTACAGGACATGCAGACGGCCATGGACGGCGCGAAGCGCAACATCATATCGGAGTTCCTGCCGTCGCTTACCACGGTGATGGACGGCATTACGGATCTGTTCACCGGCGGCGGCGTGGAGAAGATCAGCCAGGGCATCGGGCAGTTCGTGGACAAGATCGCCGAGACGGTGCCGAAGGTGGTGGAGAAGGGCTCTCAGATCGCGCTGGCGCTGGGCGACGCGGTGATCCAGAACCTGCCCGTGCTGATGGGCGCGGCCACCCAGCTGGTGATGACGCTGGGCACTGGCATCGTCGAGCAGCTGCCGATGATGCTGGACGCGGGGCTGCAGGTGATACTGGCGTTCGCGCAGAGCATTTCGGGAAGCCTGCCGGAGCTGATACCGACCGTCGTGGAAACGGTGCTGACGATCGTGAACACGCTGACGGATCCCAACACGCTCTCGGGGCTGATCGACGCGGCCGTGCAGATCATCATCGCGCTGGCCGAGGGCCTGATCAACGCCCTGCCCAGGCTGATCGAGCGCGCGCCGGAGATCGTGGCGAACCTGTGCGTGGCGCTGATCACGGCCGCGCCGAAATTGTTGGAGGCCGCTGTGAAGCTGGTGGAGACGCTGGCGACCGGCATTATCCAAAACGCGGGGCAGGCCGTGAAGGCCATCACGGACATGTTCGGCATACTGTCCACCACGGTGGGCGACCTGGCAAAGGGCGCGTGGGAATGGGGCAAGGATCTGATTTTGAACTTCTGGGAAGGCCTGAAGGCGTTCGTGTCAAAGCCCATCGACACCATCAAGGATCTGGCGGGGAAGATCAAGTCCTTCCTGGGCTTCTCGGAGCCTGAGGAAGGCCCGCTTTCCAACTTCCACACCTACGCGCCGGACATGATGGCGCTGTTTGCAAAGGGCATCACGGACAACGAGAAGCTGGTCACCGACGCGATCGGCGAGGCCTTCGACTTCGGCAGGAAGACCGCGCCGGCGGCGAACCCGTCCGCGGGCCAGGAAACCACCGTCCAGCGCGTGAACGAAAACACCCGGCCCATCAACGTGATCTTCGAGCTCAACGGCGTGCAGCGCTGGATCTACAGGCTCAACAAGGCCGAGGAGCAGCGCGTGGGCGTCACGCTTTCTGGAGGGATGGCGTAATGTTTACGATCGACGGCGTACAGTGGAATTATCCCTGCGATATTGACCGCGTGGCGAATATCAAGGCCTCCGACATCTCCGGCATGCTGCTGGACAGGAGCTGGTTCAACGACGTGCTCGGCACGTTTCTTGAATACACCGTGAAGATCGCCGTGCCGCCGGATCGGCGCGACGACTTCTATACCATCTACGAAAAGCTGACCGACCCGGTGGACGGCCATTCCTTCGCGCTGCCCTACAACGGCGGCATGCTCAACATCACCGGGCGCGTGAGCAACGTGTCGGACACCTACGTCCGACTGCCAGGCGGCGGCCAATACTGGACCGGCACCCGCTTCACCGTGATCGCCAATCACCCGTCCAAGGCGATGAACCTCTCGCAGGTCGTCGCCCGCGGGCGCTCGCCGCTGCCGCCGGAGAGCGAGGTGCACACCGGCGACGTGTACGTCTACACCGGTTCCGGCTGGCAGGACGCGAACTATGGCGACGCGGACAACACCTATTATTGACGGGCGGTGATGGCATGAAGATCGAAGTCGAAGTCACCGAGCAGGTCACGGCGAACCTGCAATTCACCACCATCAAGAAACTGTCCTTCGCGCCGGAGGCGGACCTGAAGGGCGATTCAATCTCCATCGACCAGTTCACCGCCGACATCATCACCGACAAGGCCGTGGGCATTTCGCGCTGGTGCTGGCTCTACGACGACCGCAACGTGCTGTTTGCGAAATACTGGGTGATGTCCGCCGACCACATCGACCCGGACGTGCTGCGCCTGACGGCGAAATCGCCGCTGATACTGATCGACCAGACGACCATGCCGGAGATCATGTACACGGGGAAATCGTTCGCCACCATCGTAAACGATATTTTCGCCTCCACCGGCTGGAGCCCCGGCGACCTCGCCAACCGCGTCTACCGCATCGACCAGAGTTTCGCCAGCGCGACGATCACCGGCTTCTGCCCGGAACAGACCGCCCGAGAGCGCCTGCTGTGGGTGTGCTTCGCGCTGGGCGCGTATGTGCGCACCTGCTTTTCCCAGTATGTCGACATACTGCCGATACCGGTCAGCGAGACGTTCATACCGATGAACAAGACGTTCATGCGGCCGAGCGTCACCTTCTCGGACTGGGTCACGTCGCTGAAGATCGTCTACTACACGTTCCGTCAGGCGGCGAGCGAGGAGGAATATTCCTCAGACAACAACAGCTTTAGATTTCCCGAGCCCTGGATGGCGGAGGAATCTTTCATCGAGATCACCAACGATTACGCGCCCTACGGCGTGCCCGAGAATCCCGTCGTGATCGAGGGCATCTATCTGCTGAACGCCGACAACGTCTCGGCGGTCATCTCGCGCCTCGTGACGTGGTACTTCAACCGCACCGAGGTCGATCTGGATGTCATCAACAACGGCGAATACAAACCCGGCGACAAAATCACCGTGTGCGTCGACGAGGAGAGCATCTACGGCGGCTATCTGGAGCGCTGTGATTTCTCCTTCGGCGTGCAGGCGCGCTCGAAATTGCACGTCTCGGCGGCGGACAGCGTCGAAACCGGCCTCCTCCTCATCACCTACACCTGCGACGACGAGGAGATCGGGCGCGCCCAATTCACGCTGCCCGCCTACTACACGTATTTCATCCAGAATCCCTATCTCGACCTCGTGGTGCAGGATCACCGCATCATCTACCGCCCGCACAACGCCGCCGCCACGGGCGAGACCTACGTCGGCGAGAACCACGTCACGGAGCCCTGTTCGCCCGCGCTCGATTTGTGCGACGGCGTGCTGGAGATCATCTCCGTGGACGCCGTGGACGTGGACGAAAACGGCGTGGCGGAAATTGATTAGGAGGTGACAGCGTGTCCAAGGCAACCATTACCGAAAGTCTTTTAACCGACATCGCGGACGCCATTCGTGCCAAGCTGCATGTCGGTACGAATTACCGTCCCGGCGATATGCCGGGGGCCATCGCGCAGATACACGACATGCCCGCGCTTCAATCCCTTACGGTCACGAGTAACGGCAATTACACGCCGTCCAGCGGGTATTACGGATTTGATTCCGTATCTGTTAATGTCAACGTGCCGCCAAGCGCGTATTCCCGCACCGAAATGACGTCTATAGTCGGTGTCTATGTCATAAGAGACGGTGGCCGTGGCTGGTGCGTATATCCAACAACCGCAGAGGCAGAAAACGCCGAGACGTTCTATGCGAACATTCCTTCGACGCATCAAAACGGGGGTTTCATACTGCTGTCCACCGTTCGACCGAGCGGCGCGACCTATGAGTTTACCCGTAACAGGGTCGCCTTTACCGACGGCACTGAAGATCCCGCAAATTTGCCGGACGGCAGCGCTTCAGGAAGAACGACGGGGCCGGCTTTTTTCCTGAACGCGCTCTCCAATGACAAGGACCGGCAGTTCACGTTCCTAAAAGTACCGACCGGCATGACGCGCGTCTACTGGACGAACACACAGGCTTCGTACCGCGTCAATGGCCAGAAAAGCTATATGATCTGTCTGACAGACGAAATCCTTCAGGCGGCGCTGTGCTTCGACTGGAAGTATTACATCAACATAAATGACAAGCTCGTCACCATTGACACCAGCTTGGCGTAGGAGCGTGGAGCATGAGCAAGAATATTATCATTCAGGAGGGCGGCACCGGCAAGCAGCTGACCGCCTCGAAGCTGAAGACCGCGCTCGTCGGCGGCGGGAGCTGCCTATGGGTGCCCGAGGACGAGACACAGCTCACCACGAAACACATTAGCGAGGAGGGCACCTACACCGCCGAGGCCGAGGGTTACTACGGCTTCTCTGAGGTCACCGTTTCCGGCGTCGGCGTGGCTGTGGGATATGACCCAAGCGGCAGCGGTGACGAAGTATCTGCGACTACTGACCCGAATACGGGAAACCTCGTGGTCAAAAAGCTGCCATCCTCCATCCTCGTTGACACGCCTCCTACGAAGCTGAACTATGCGGACGGCGAATCGATTGATTTCACGGGCATTATTGTCAAGGCGTACACCGCCAGTGGCATGCCGTGGACGGATAACGTCGGCCACAGCAACATCATCCCGTTTTCCGAGCTGTCCTTCCCGGTCATGGCGGCGGACGCTTCGCAGGTGCATCAGCATGGCTATACGAGCGACCTTGACACCTCGCCCGTTACACAGCCCATATCCACCAGCGGCGGAATCTACTTTATTTCAACCAAACAAAGCACCGGCGAAACGAAAACGGAAATGAGCGAGTATATCACCGGAACCGGCGTAATAATCGTAAGGGAGACCAGCGATTATTGGTATTTCACGGGGATCGCCGCATCTGCTGAACAAAACGGCTCTTCCGTCACATGGGAAACCGGAGACGGCCGCAGAACAGAAGCTCCGGCAAATGTTGCCTACACAACCGGAGGAAAGACCGTCTATTACAGTTACATTTATGAGGACAGAGTAAAGAAAACGGCGTATTGGGCAGGGGACACCTATAATTACGCGATAAATGGCACATACCAGTCAGTCGATACCCTTACGGGCGTATACGAAAACGCCGGTAAAATCGCGTGGACGTTGATATACGGTACGCCTGACCCGTCCGGCGGTTTGCAGGAAATCCCCGTCGAATGGAACCGGCCGGATGATCACCAGACCCTTTCTGCCATGTTCTACATCAGCGTCGGCACGTCGTCCAACGCCAGCATGGGAGAGGCCACGGGCGGCGGCGGGTACACCGTCGGCGGCGGCGCAGGCCGGAATTAAGGAGGATTTATGCGCAACGACAAGTCGAGGATTCCGGTGCTTGATATGCTGAAGCACCAGTGGGACCGCATTATGGCGCTTCTCGACGGCGTTAAGGACCGCGTTTCCGACCTTGAGGACGGCGCGGCCAACGTGATCGAGAGCATCACGCTCAACGGCGTGACCGTGCCGCCGGATGCCAATAAGAACGTCGCGCTATCCGAATCCGACCCGACCGTGCCCGCATGGGCAAAGCAGCCCACAAAGCCCACCTACACGGCGGGCGAGGTCGGGGCCATCCCGACGACTGCCAAGGGCGCGGCGGGCGGCGTCGCGGAGCTGGACAGCGGCGGCAAGGTGCCGTCCAGCCAGTTACCATCCTACGTGGACGACGTGCTGGAATACGCCAGCAAGAGCGCGTTTCCGGCGACTGGCGAGGCGGGGAAAATCTACGTCGCGCTGGACACGAACCTGACCTATCGCTGGTCTGGCAGCGCGTATGTGGAGATCAGCCAGTCCCTCGCGCTCGGCGAGACGGATTCAACCGCCTACCGCGGCGACCGCGGCAAAATCGCCTACGACCACGCCGCGGCCAAGGGCAATCAG